AGTGGGAGTAAGCGGGTTCAACAAACCGAAGAGAACGCCTAGTCACCCAACCAAGTCTCATGTCGTTGTAGCTAAGTGTGAAGATGGCAAGATAAAGACTATTAGGTTTGGGCAGCAAGGTGTTAGCGGTGCTGGTAAGAATCCTAAGTCTGCTAAAGAAAAAGCCAGAAGAGCTTCTTTTAAAGCCAGACATAAAAAGAATATAGAAAAAGGCAAATGTTCGGCAGCTTACTGGGCTGACAAGGTTAAGTGGTAATGACTAAAGTTAATGCAGAAAAGTTAGACACAATCTTTTTTATCATTCAGAACACTAATGGTAACTGGACAAACGAAGAAGTCATGGATATGTACTACATGATTGAAGCAGAGTTAGAACCTTTTGTAGAAGAAAAAACTAACCCACTGTCTATTGTTAGCAAGGAGACACATTGATGTACGGCTCTAAGAAGAAAAAGAAAAAAGTAAAGAAGTAAAACCAAAACAACAATCGTCCCGCAAGGAGAAACGATGAACAAAGAACTAGAAGACTATTACAACAACTTCTTTGAATTGTTTAGAACTAACGGCTGGAAACAGTTGATAGAAGAACTAAACAACAACATAGAACAAACAGATAATTTAGAAACTGTTAAAGACGAACAAGACCTTTTCTTTAGGAAGGGACAACTTGCAGTCTTCAAGAGTTTCACTAACTTGGAGCTAGTCATAAGGACTGCTCAAGAACAGGCAGAGTTTGAGGAGGAATCCGAAGATGATGCTTTTTGACTTTAAGTGTAACTCACAGCACGTTACAGAAAAGCTAGTCAAGTCTGACACGACAGACATTGAATGCCCTGTATGTGGTGATGAAGCACTTAGGCAAATATCTCCTGTTCGCTCAAAGCTAGACCCTATCTCTGGGGACTTTCCTGGAGAGACAATGAAGTGGGCAAAGCAGCGACAACAGCAGATACAACTCGAAAGAAAGACAAGCGAATAGCCCTTTCTACAACCCAGCCAATTTCCACAATGTTTAAGCACGGAGTTTAATAATGGCTAAATTTTTAGATGAGCGTCCCGAAGAGGATGATGACTCTATCACTGAGTCCTTTGAAGAAACTGAAGAGTTTCAAGAAGAGGTAAACTCAGTACCTGAAAAGTATCAGAACAAATCAATCGAAGAGCTAGTACAAATGCACCAAGAGGCTGAGAAGCTGGTTGGTAAACAAAGCTCCGAAGTTGGTGAACTTAGAAAGGTAGTAGACGAATACATCCATCAGCAGACACAACTCACACAGCAAACGAATGAACCTGTCGAAGAAATAGACTTCTTCTCAGAGCCAGACAAAGCTGTAAGCAACGCGATAGAAAACCATCCGTCTGTTAGAGAAGCGAAGCAAGTAGCACAAGAGTACCGAAAGACAACTGCTCTTTCACAACTCCAGTCTAAACATCCAGAGATGCAAACCATCTTGCAGGATGAGAAGTTCTTAGAATGGATTAAAGGTTCTAATGTGCGTACGAGACTTCTGCAACAGGCAGATCAGCAGTTTGATGTAGAAGCAGCAGACGAGCTTTTCTCTACTTGGAAAGAACGTCAGCAGATGATTGGTACTACAGCAGACGCTGAGAAGTCGCAACGTAAACAGCAAGTCAAAGCTGCATCCACTGGTAGTTCAAGTGGTAGTGGTGAAAAGGCTTCAAGAAAAATCTATAGAAGGGCAGACATTATTAATCTTATGAGAACTGACCCTGCCCGCTATCAAGCTCTTTCGGATGAAATTCTAAAGGCTTACGCAGAGGGAAGGGTTAAAAGCTAAACTATAGGAAACTATCATGGCTCTTACAACTTCCACATACCCAGCAATGGGTGGCACTGTTGATAATACTTCAGCAGCAACTTTTATCCCAGAAATTTGGTCTGACGAGGTAATTGCTGCCTATCAGAAGAACCTTACTCTGGCTAACCTTGTTACCAAAATGTCTATGTCAGGCAAGAAAGGTGACACTCTACACATCCCTAAACCCGTCCGTGGCCAGGCTAATGCCAAGCTGACTAATACGGCTGTTACTCTCCAGCAGGATACTGAAAGCGAAGTTGCTATCACTATCGACAAGCACTTTGAGTACACTCGTATGATCGAGGACATCACTGACGTTCAGGCTCTGGCTTCTCTGCGTAACTTCTACACAGGCGATGCTGGCTACGCTCTGGCTAAACAGGTTGATGATGATCTGTTTGCTCTGGGTAAGTCTCTGGGTGACGGTGATGGTTCTGACTGGACTCACAGCAATGTTTACTACCCAGATGCTTCTACTGGTCTGACTACTTACGCTGCTGACACTGTAGTTCCTGCTGACGTATTCACTGATGCAATCTTCCGTGACTTGATTCAGCTTGCTGATGACGCTGACGTTCCTATGGACGGCCGTGTTTTCTGCATTCCCCCAAGTCTGCGTAATGCTATCATGGGTATTGATCGCTATGTGTCTTCTGACTTCGTAGACGGGCGTGGTGTTTCTAACGGGCTGATTGGTAACCTGTACGGTATTGACGTATATGTTACTTCTAACTGTCCTGTCATTGAAACTGCTGCTGAGAATACAGCAACAGGCGGCGGTGCTATTAAAGCATCTATGCTGGTTCACAAGGACACTCTGGTTCTTGTTGAGCAGGTTGGTGTTCGTTCACAGACTCAGTACAAGCAGGAGTTCCTTGCTAACATGTACACTGCCGATACTCTGTACGGTACTGGTGTACTTCGCAATGACTCTGGTTTCGTACTGGCTGTCAACGCCTAAGTAAGAAGAATAAGACGGGGGTGTAAAAGCCCCCGCATCTTTAATGTTTAAGAATACGGTAGGCAGGACTAAATGACTGATTATACTAAAGCTACAAACTTTGCTACAAAGGACTCTCTGCCTTCAGGTAATCCTGCTAAGATCGTTAAAGGCACGGAGATTGATACAGAATTTAATAACATAGCTACTGCTATAGCTACAAAAGCTAACAGGGCTTCTCCAACATTTACAGGTACATTGACAGCAGCAGACATGGCTGTCACTGGAGATTTAACGGTAACAGGCGATGCGACAATATCTGGCAATCTTACTTTTGGTGATGCTGCTACAGACACGATTAACTTGGCTGCCGACATTGCGTCCAACATACTGCCATCTGCTGACAATACCTACGACATTGGTGCTATTGGCGCAGAGTGGAAAGACCTCTATATTAATGGTGTTGCGTATGTCGATGCTATTGATTTTGCTGGCACTAGTATTACCGCTACTGGTGCTGAACTTAACACCCTAGACGGTATCACAGCTAACGTCACAGAACTTAACTACACTGATGGCGTTACCTCTAACATACAGACACAGCTTGATAACAAACAACCTCTCAGTGCTGTTCTAACAGCCACCACAGCGTCTTTTACTACTGCTGATGAAACTAAACTAGATGCCATAGAAGCTGGTGCTACAGCAGACCAGACAGCCTCTGAGATACTTACTGCTGTTAAGACAGTAGATGGAGCTGGCTCTGGGCTAGACGCTGACCTCCTGGATGGCAATGAAGCCACAGCATTCGCTACTGCTGCCCAGGGTACACTGGCTGACTCAGCATTACAGTCAAGTGACATAGGTGTAAGCGTACAAGGATACGATGCAACAATATTAGTTGATGCCGACATTGGTGTGAACGTACAAGCCCACAGTGCTGTACTGGACGCTACTACTGCTTCTTTTACAACTGCCGAAGAAACTAAACTTGCTGGCATTGCCACAGGCGCAGAAGTCAACGATCCAACAACCCTTCTTGATGCAGACATCGGTGTCACTGTACTAGCCTTTGACAGTAACCTACAGTCTTTTGTTACCACCTTTACAGTCCCTACATCTGACGGCACAACTGGACAGGCACTTATTACTGACGGTGCTGGCACAATATCTTTTGGTAATGTTGATGCCCTACCAAGCCAGACAGGTAACGCTGGTTACTATCTAACAACTGACGGCACTACTGCTTCATGGGCGGTAGTAAACGTACCTTCATATACCTATGTAAGAACTAACTTTACTGCTACAGCAGCACAGACTACATTCACTGTTGCTTACACTGTTGGTTATGTTGATGTTTACATGAACGGTGTTAAGTTAATTGTCGGTACTGACGTTACTGCTACAAACGGAACAAGCATTGTTCTAGCATCAGGTGCAGCAGCAGGTGACTTGATTGAAGTAGTAGCTTTTGAAACATTCAATGTTG